GATCAGTTATTCTTAAACGATTTGATGAAACGGAACAACCTGTTTTTGTTCCGCTAAAGGCAGTATGTTCAGCTTGCGTCAAGGTTGTTGCGAATACATCTAAATCTTCTTCACGCACAACGACAGAAGTCGGATTGACGGATTGGTTGCCAGATTTGTCGTATGCCTTAATAAGATAAGTGCCAGAACGCGGCGGAACTGTGACGCTATTCCCCGGACGCGCAACCTTATCAACCGCAGTTGTAGCATTAGCGAAAGTGCCGCCGCTTTCATCAGGCGTGTATCTAATGCGATAAAAAGACAGATCAAGATCAGGAACAGCATCCCACTCAAGATGAATACCGGCAGACGATACGTTGAAGCTAAAGTTTTCAACATCAGCCGGTGGATCAGCTAGACCATCAACCGTGATATTAGTGATCGTAACAAAGTCGCCCTTAATGCCAAACGTATTGATCGCACGCGCACGCACATCGTATTCCGCATCCTCAACATCTAGCACTTCGGTTATACCTAGATCGCCAAAACCGGCTAAACGATAATCGGTTTCGCTGGTCTTCTTAAACTGCACTTCCACCTGATCAATACGCTCTGGCGCGTCAGATGAAACCGTTGCGATAATAACATTGGTCAAATGCTCGTTAATAACACGCGCTTCGGATGTGATATTTACACCGATTGGCGGCACATCGAACGGATCGGCAAGCGTGGTGTTGTTTGTTTCAAACGCGCTTTCTTCTGCCGCCCAGCTAAACACCGCAGAAGATATTTCACGCAAATCCATATTAACGATAAGCGTGCCATCAGCCTCTGGAACAAATTGCCAATTCACAACTTCAAAAGTCTTTTCATCCCAGCCAGCGCGTGTATTTGTTAAGTTAATGATGTCGCCAATCTGAACTTGAAACGCACGCATCCCAAATGAAGCGGAAACGCTTAACTGTTCACGCTGACGATAAAGCGCAATCTTAGCGATACGTTGTGCGCGTGTTGATGTATTGGTATATCCCAAATCAAAATCAATAACGCTCTTATCGCCACCGTCAACATCAATAAAGAACTCCGATGACACTTCTGGATAGTCGCTAACTTGATAATTGGTTTCCGCGCCTCTGAATGTACCGCGAACCGTATTGAAGTTATCGCGCCGCGAATGTCTTGTGTTGATCTTAATCGCTGACCGAAGATCATCCTCATCAAAAGCTAAGACTGGTGTCGTGTAAGCCGCCGCCTTAACGCGCCAATAGCCTTGGGCATACCAGATTGTCCCACCCATAGCGCGAAGCAAGTCATCTATAATATCTCTTGGTGTCCCGGCGGTGGTGAACGATCCGTTAGTTGTGTATCGCTTTTCTGTGCCGCCAGCCGCAAGCGCAACGCTCTCATCGCAGATATTTGCGGCAGTAGCGAACAGCGTTTCATCAATGTCGTCAGTTGCCAGACCATAGTCAGCCGTTAAATAATCGCGCAAACATAACGCCGCATTATCTGACCAAGCGGTTGTTTCGGTGTTTGGATTATATATTTTCTTCCCCTTAACCAAGAAACTGATCGCCGGTTCGCCATTCGGGAAGCTGTCGGCGTTAAACTGCAAGCGGATATATGCGTAGCATATCCCTTGCAACTTATGATCAACCGTCCATAAGCCATCTGACTCGCTAACAAGCGTGTCATCGGCTTCTTGCGTATCAGTGCCTAGATGCGTCTTAACACGCACATAACCGTCATACTTAGATGGCGCAGTTGCGTTTCCGTCACCATCAAGAGTTAGTATTTCATCATTGAGATAAACGCTTGTGATTTCTTCACATTCGTGACCGGCAATCGCAACAACCAGATGCAAATATTTGTTGTTGTCTGTTGCTTCTTTATAAACAACAACACCGCCAACCCTTGTTTGCCCATAGATAATCGCGTGGTCTTGAGCCGCGCCTATACCGGCGACCTGATATCCTTGCTGACCAGAAAAGGTTGGCATTTTCGGCTTTGGTTGTAATGATGATGATATGTAAGATAGGCCAAGCGTTACGGCAAAACTTAAGGCAAAATAACTCATTGCGCTAATTGCTAAAGTGCCTGTCACGTATGCAACCGCAGTTGAAGAAGCGGCAGTAGCCGCCGCAATAGCGATTGACACCGGATCAGCAAAAACAACCGTGGGATAGAAAATCAAAAAGAATAAGAGAAAATAGCGCATCAGATTAGCCAGAAAATATCTTCCTCTTGTGGTGCGGAAAATTCAATTCCGTTATGCCCAAGAAATGCCACCTGATCAGAAACAGCGACACCTAAAGAAATCCCAGTAACCGACATATCTTCACGCTGACGACCGATGATATTTCCACGATGCGGCATAAGCGAATCTAAGCGCGTTAGGCGCGTATCTATTGCCTCGACTATATTATCCCACCTATTAGCCTTTAACAGCCCTAGAGCGTGCTTATAACACGATTGTGGGCTATCGTATCGCCCCATCCAATCATTAGCAAATCCCTTGCCTGTTTGCACACGCACCGCTTCATTAGCAAAAATGAGGCAGTCAAACTTGCCCCACTCAAACGGCCTATTCCTAACGCTTTCGATATAATCAGCAAGCCGAATATCCCAATCATAAAACATTAACGCCGTCCCCAGTTAAATTGTTTATCTTGCAAATCTTCAACGAACTCAAATCCGCGATCTGTTGGAAATCGTGATTTTTGATTTGCATCAGTATAGCGCAAAACGCGCGGCCTTTCTAAATCAATTAATTTGCTTTCCATCGATAACGCAACAGTCGAAGTTTCCGCGCCTTCCTCGATGTTCATTTGATCCATATAACCTTTGAATATTTCGACCAGATCATTAGGATCGCCAGTTGTGATATCGATGCGCGAACTATCTTCCTGCAAAACATAATTGCCATCTTCATCTAACAAATAACTGCGGTTGGCATCCATTAATCCGAAGCGAATAATGCCAAGTCTTCCCTGATACGGCTCGGATAAGATAAGCGATAGCAATTCTGACGGTATGCCAGAAAGCGTTATCATCGCGCCTTTTGCTGATATTTCTGCGGTTTCGGATATTTCGCTAACCTTTAGAAATTGACCAGTGCCAACATAGGTTATGCCGTCAACTGTAATATTTCCAAGACCTGTCCAGAAATAAAGCGTCTGCGTATCAAAACGCAATTCAATAGCAAAAAACGGCTTAATCGCTTCTGATGATATTGCGCCGATAATACCACTAGAAAGCGACCTACTCATATTATCGCCTCAATAGCCGCAAAAGTTACACCATAAAAAGCGGCTTCGTTAATTGACCAATCTGTTTGATTTGTGCTTAGTCGAAACAGCCCCTTTGCGCTTGATACCACAACCGTTGCGTCATCAGCCGGTGCAGTTCTGATATAAGGCCAGATATCTAGCGTGGCCTGACCTAGCGCGTTCGTATCAACATCGACCAGAACCTTGTGCAGTGTCGCGGCAGAGCCACCGCCTATCTGAATGTAGTCGCCAGCTTTAAGATAACCTGTTTCGCTAGTTGGCAATCCGTCAATCGTTAGCGTTTCGCCTGTTTGATCAGCACCGTTGACCAGTGGCGTTCCCGGCGTGGCTGACGCTGTTCCGCGTGGCGTTGCCGCGTTAGGATCGCCCAGCAAGAAAGTCCCCTTCACGCCATTAAGCGACAGCAAGAACGAAATCCATTCTTCAGCATCTGCGCGTTGCATAGGCGGCATTGTGACTTCTGCTTCCCAACGCTGACCAGAGTGTTGAACGACCTGTTGCTTAAATGTGAATGGGCTTTCTGTAATCGCAACCGCATTAACAGCGCGAAGATTTACCCTAGCGATGCCCGAAGCGGTTGGAAGTGTTAGCGGATATGATATGGTCATCTGTCACCTCAAGAAAATGCTGATGCAAATGTACCACCACGCCGTCTAGCGTCAAGCACCGCCGCTTTAGTGCCTTCTGCGATCTGCGGCATCAGGTTCATTATTTCAGCGCGAACGGTCTGCGATAC